GCTACCATCTGGAATGCCGTGGAGAAGGAGAATACTACCTATGGCTTCCCAAGCTCTATAAGGCTACGTCAGCGTACATTTTCGCCCATGGATGGGCATAAGCTGTATCCTCTATTCGACGATTATGGCGACATGGTGGCTTTCTCTGTAGAGTACACCTCGAACGGAGTTGTATACTTCGAGACATTGACAGATAGGCGTCGCATCGTCTGGCGTAACGACGGGAAGGAGTGGCTAGTAGAAAGCGATGAGGTGCACACCATTGGCAAGATACCTGTCGTGTACATGTGTCGGGGATCAAAGTTTTGGGAAGACTCATCCAGCAACGTGGACGAGATAGAGTTCTCTCTTTCTCGCAACGGGAACTACCTGCGACGCAACGCAAAGCCCCTCCTAGCAGTCATGTCAGACAAAGAAGAAGGAGGCTTCGACGAAGAGGGAGAAAAGCCAGAGTACGAAAAGGATAGCAACAGCGAGTTCCGCTCGATCTTTGAACTACCTAAGGGGTCTACCATGAGCTACGTGACGTGGGATGGTGCGCCCGATGCGCTAAAGTTCCATTATCAGACATTGCGTTCCCTCTTCTTTGACTCGCTGCAACTTCCAGACTGGTCACATAGCGAGATGAAGAGCACCCCGATGAGTGGTGAGAGCCGTAAACAGCTCAATATCGATGGAAAGTTAAAGGTGCTAGACGAAGCTGGAGAGCTGGAGCTCTTCCTATCCCGAGAGTTGAGCGTGCTTGCTTCTTTCGCTGCTATCATGCGCCCCGATCTAGCAGATGCTTTCGCCTCTCTGGACGTGGATGTAGAGATCGTGCCTTACGAAATCACAGACGAGAAGGACACAATTAGCAATGTCTCTCAAGCTAAGAGTAGCGGGTTGATCAGCCAGAGGGAGGCAATCGCTTTTCTCGCTTGGTCGTCAGACCCAGACAAGACCCTCGAGGAGATCAGGGAGGAAGAGTCCTACAACGCAGGTGAACAATCTATATAATACCTAGAGAGCAATGACCATAGACCTATTCAGCAAGGGCGTGAAGTTGCTTACTGTCACCCCAGACGACACCAGCTACCGCTATCGCAAGATTGGGGGAGAAGACCGCATCCTTCTCACCTTCTCAGCTCCAAGGCATATTAAGCTCGCCGTGGGCTTGACCATCAGCTTCCAAGGCAGGGAGTACACCATGTATAGCCCAGCCACTATCACCAAGGTAAACGACAGGCATTGGAAGTACTCGCTGACGCTAGATGCACCTCAGGAGCTACTACGTAAATGGCGCATGAAGCACCGCACGGATGGAGCTGTTAAGTTTCACCTTACGGCGAAGCCCGAGGAACACCTTCGTATGCTCGTTGATTGTGCCAACGCATCAGATGCAGGTGCAAAAGTGAAGTGGTCTGTTGGTTCGTGCGTTGACGCTCCAGAGAAGCTAATTACCTACAACCATACCGACCTACTGAGTGCTTTAGGCTCTATCGCTAAGGCTTTCGATGTCGAGTGGGAGATTGAAGGCAGGCAGATACACCTACGCAAGGTAGAGTACTATAAGGACAACCCTCTACCACTCTCTTACGGGCGGGGCAATGGCCTCCGCTCAGGTGTCAAGAGGGAGAACGACAGCAAGGCAACACGCCTATCCCGACTCTATGTACAGGGGGCTGACCGCAACATAGAGCACGCCAAGTATGGGGTAAAGACCCTCCACATGCCTAAGGCAGCTACCGTAAAATTCGATGGTGAGAAATTCGATGGCGAAGTTGGCTATGTGGCGTCAAAGGCGCAAGCCTACAAGGTGAGTGCTGATGGCTTGTATGTAGAGCGAACAGACGACCCTCAGGCAACGGGTAACGAGGGCAGCGTAGAGGCCACTGACATCTACCCAAGCCGAGTAGGGGTAGTGTCCGCTGTAACCGAAGATGGGAAGGAGACTAAGACAAAGCTCGCCCTATATAGCGTGTACGACAGCTCTATCCCTGAAAGCCTAAACTTCAGCGAGGTGCTGATCCCTAACCAGCCCTTACAGGTAATCTTTCAGTCTGGCATGCTCGCTGGTGTGACCTTTGAGGCACACTACTACCACAAGGCAGGCACTGATAAGGAGGCTAGGAGGTTTGCTCTTCTACCTAAAGAGGAGGATGGCGTAATAATGCCTTCGGCGACCTACCTACCCAAGGTGGGGGATAAGTACGCTGTATTCAATGTCAATCTTCCGCAGAGCTACCTCAGGGATGATGCTACGAAGACTGGTGCAGAGTGGGAGCTGCTAAGGCGTGCATTGAAGTCTCTATATCAGTCGAGCCTAGAGGCATACGTCTATAGGGCAGAGCTTGACGGCTTGTGGACAAAAAAAGACTGGCTAAACCGAGGTGGACGCATTCGCCTCGGGGCGTATGTCCGACTTTCTGATGCTGAGCTTATCCCCGAGGGCATAGACATCCGAATCATAGGCATCAAGGACTACATAAATGCTCCAGAATCTCCAGAGATAGAGCTTTCAAACAATGCAGTTGGCTCATCTATCCTATCCACGCTCAACCAGCTAAAGGATAGCGCAGTTCAAAGCAAGGACAGGGAGAAAGAGTTGCAGAGGGAAGGTCGGAGGACGCTCCAGCAGGCCATAGAGGCCTCGGAGAAGATTGCTAAGGCCTTCGGAGACAAGTACAGCAAGGAGATTGCACCTATATTAGTCCGTACTATGCAGCTCATTGCAGGTGATCCAAGCTTGCAATTTCGGTTCATCGACCCTCAAGCGCAGACAGCCTCATGGTCGCCTGCATTTAACAAGCAGACGAAGGTGCTGACACTGCCAGAGGGAACGATAGAACATATGACTGTAAGCCAAACTAATAGTAGAGTCCTTTCTTCTTCTGTTGGAATGAAAGACCCTTGGCGTTGTAGTGCAAAGGAACTTTCAAGCCCACCTCTTACAGACGCCACAAAGAGCTACTATATATACCTGAGAGGCGTACTTGGTGGGGTAAAAGCAAGTTGGCGCATTGAGGAGACATTCCTCCCATTTGCTGATGGCGAAAGACGTAATTTGCTTGTGGGTATCGTCTCCTCCGAGAGTGATAATGGTGATCGCTCGTTTACCCGCCTCTATGGCTTCACCGAGATTTTGCCGGGGCAGATACGCACGGAGAAGATAGCCACGCCCGACGGCAGTGCGTACTTCGACCTCGTGAGCGGTATTATCGCCTCGAAGATGATACGCTTCATTCACCCCGACGGAAGCGAGCATCCCTACCATCACAACGACTACCTGCACAAGGCAATCGCCGACGGCTCTACTGACATCCTCGGAGGCCTACTCCTAGCTAGCTTGATAGGCGCAAAGGATGATAAAGGCATAGTGCGCTCATTCCTCGCTGGCGACATGGCAAAGCCCGCATTCGCAGCTGGTGTTACCGATTTTGGTAAGCCAACGGAGAAGGCTATCACAGAAATCAACCACGACGGCACGGGTCATATCGGGGCGATGCATATAGAGCAGGGAGGACGAGTAGCGTCCTTCAAGCAGGGGGACAAGGAGATCGTGCGTATAGGGGGTGCTCAAACACCGCTTGAGCAGCTACTCGGTGGTGCTGGGCAGAACGACACGGGAGAAAGACCGTTTTACAAGGTCGAATACAAGCAGTCCTCGTTCGATTCTGACGCAAAAATCGTGTCCCTTGGAACTATGTCTCTAAGGGTGCTTCACGATGGCTCTTACCTCGAGGTCGTGCTTCCTTGGGACATATCTGTTAGGCACGAGAATGTGGGGAAGACCAAAATCGCATCAAATGTATCTTTCAAGGTTACGATAACAAACAGCGAAGATAAAGTTGTGTATGACTACACGAATTATCTGCGAAGCGCGGACAACAACGGAGGGTGGCTAACACGTGACAACCACCCACAAACCATCACTCTTCGGGGATTGAAGAATGACATCTATCTCCTTTCTATCGACGCTCGTATATCAACGCAGATTGTAGAAGGAGATAGGTATGGTGCAACCCCTTCGTATACATATTTCTCTAGCAATCCGTTCAACGCTCGCTACACCATCAAGGGGGTAAATAAGGGGGTAAAGGAGATGGTGCTTGGCGACAATGGGCTGAGCGTCTTCCTCGAGTTCGCTAAGTTCCTGTACATCAATAGCAACCCTTCAAGCCCGTATCCATTTGTGGTATTGAGGGGCAAAACGGACATGCCAGGCGTCCTCCTAGCAGGGCAGGTGAATGTGTCTAATGGGGGTGTGGTAGAGTTTGAGCGTATCTGGGGGGCGTACGGCAGAGGCTGCACCATAGAGCGAGTTGCGAATGGTCAGTACCGAATATCCCATAGTATTGGGCATCATGGCTACATTGTTGTGGCAAACAGCCTCGGAGCGGGAGCGCAGACGGCCTCTGCGGGAAGGATAACCGACACGACCTTCGACATAACGACCAAGCACCACGACGATAGCTGGAATATCATAAACTTCAGCTTCGTAGTCATCGGAGACAACTATAAGCAGTAACATATTATAACCAAACCTAAACTTTTAACAATGAGTAACGTGTATTATTTGTGGAAGGTGCTCTGTACGCTCTTCGGTAGTGTTATTGGCTATCTACTTGCCAAGCTAGAACCAACCTTCCCTCTAGCGAGTGTGGCCGTCTTGTTCATCTTGTACGACGCTTACACCGCCTACAAGCTTAGCAAACGTGTACACAAGCAGTACCCCGATGACTCTAAGGGAGACGGGAAGTTTACGAGCTTCGCCTTCGGAAAGACCGTACGGGTGACTATCCCGACTAGGCTCGCCCTAATCTTCCTTGCCTACCTAGTAGAGCACTTCGTCTTTAACCACAGCTTCGTCCCTCTTTCTATGATGATTACTGGTGCTATCTGCTTTGAGCAGTTTGTCTCAATCTTGGAGAATGAGAGTTCTTGCCGATCAGGTAAGGATGGGCGATTTTGGAAGATGCTTAGACGTGTACTGATCGACAAGACGGAGAGACACCTAGGGATCACCCTTGACGAACTCAAGGAGCGTGAAGAGGCGAACAAACTAGAAATGGGAGATAAGCTATGAACACTGAACATAAGTACTTCACCCTTGAGGAGCTGACGAAGAGCGAGACCGCTCTTTCGTACGGGATAGACAATACTCCTCCAGAGCGATTTGTGCCTAACCTGCACCGACTGATGGACTACCTAGACAGAGTTCGGGAGGCCTACGGCAAGCCCATACGGGTATCCTCGGGCTACCGATGTTATGACCTAAACCGTGCTGTTGGCGGTGCGGATGATAGCCAGCACAAGCTGGGGTTAGCCGCCGACCTCATCGTGCCAGATATGGAGCATCTTATGGCGGTTATCCGCAAGCTCGGAGGATTCGACCAGCTCATCGACGAACGCCCCAAGGGTAGGGGAAGATGGGTACACGTATCTATTGCCCCCGAGGGAGGTAAGCCCCGAGGAAAGGTTATGCGATACGACGGCAGGTACTACGTGACTATTGGGTGATGAGATTTGCACTAGCAGGGGGAGGCGATTTGCCATAGTCATACCCTAATTAGCAGGAACACAGGTGAATACCTTCACCCGTAGCTAGTGCAGGAATTGCAAAATCGGAAATTACGATTTTCTCAAACGCAGATAATATGGGATGTTGCAACAAAACACAGAGCAAAACGCCGAAGGTGAGGATAGGTAATGATACTATCTTCTCCCTTGTGCTTTTCCGTCGCAATGGAAGCATCGGCATGAGCCAAGCCCCAGAAGAAAAAGATGTGATAGACCCTCGGATGCTGGCAAGCATCGAGGCGGAGATACGTAATGAGTTCGGTGACTCGGAGGCAGTAGTAACCAATATAGATGGTAAGCTCCTCAAGTTGGAGGTCACAAAAGAACTAACCCAGCGTATGGGGCTTGGGCGGTATCGGCTTGGGCTAAAGATTCGAGAAGAGGACGTCCGCTTTACGGACGGCTACCGAGATATAACGCTCGTCTCGGAGCTTTGCCAAGTCGTGTCTGACGGGACGGAAGCAGGGCAGGCAAATACCGAGATTTCAGTTGCTATTGCCCAGCTTGCAACGGGGAAGAGCGCCTACCAGCTCTACCTAGAAACCACAAAGGACATTCCAAAGAAGACGCTCCAAGAGTGGCTAGCAGGCCACAAAGGAGAGAAGGGCGATAGTGCCTACCAAATCTACCTTGCCACTACCACCGACAACCCCAAGAAGACCGAGGAGGAGTGGCTTGCTAGCTTAACAGGAAATACAGGGAAGAGTGCCTACCAAAGTTACCTAGAAACGACCTCCGACGATCCTAAGATGAGTGAGCAGGAGTGGTCAACAGGTGGTTGGCTTGTGTTCGCTGAACTTCTAAAACGAATCTAACAACTTAAAAACTATGGGTGAAGTAATTCCAAAGGTCGTAGTAGACCAATACCGACGGTGGGAGCAGGCGAAACGAGACTTGAAGCAGGCGATGCGCTCACGGGGCATACAGGTAGGCGACGATGAAACAATCGACACTTACGCAGCCAAAATCACGGAGCACGAAGTACCACGGATAGCTATCTTTAAGGCTTCGCAATTTCAGGGCTTCCTCGATGAGAAGCTCCCCGCTATGTATGTATCGCCGTCATACCTCCAGCCAGACCTGTCCCTTCTCTTCTACCGATGCGCTCTTCTGAAGGAGCTACCTAATATTGAAGGTCTGGATAGGGCGATCGTCATGAAGAACTTCGTAAACGAGGCGGTAGCTCTCGAGGAGTTGCGCCTTCCAGACCTTCCACAGGTAGACAACATGAGGGAGTTTGCAAAATCTTGCACAGGGCTAAAGAAGGCAGTCATTGGTGCGCTTCCCAAGGCGCGGACACTCGATTACGCCTTTGGTCTTTGCTCGTCGTTGGAGACAGCGGAGATAGGCGCAGCACCTCTCGTTACCAACGTGTATGCACTCTTCCACTCTTGCCCGATTCTGCGAAAGGTGAAGCTCTCCCTCGATGGCGGGCTAATCGACAACTGCACGTGGATGTTCAATGACGACAGCCTCCTCGAGGAGGTAGAGGGCGTCATCAACCTAAGTAGGTGTACCTCAACCGATAGGTTTGCCAACAACTGCTCTAGCTTGCGGGAGATACGAATCAAGGGGCTGGCCTGCGATATAGCGTTGCTCTGGTCTACCAACCTCTCCTTGGAGAGCGTGCGATTCCTCGTAACCAACGCAAAAACGGTTTCTGGCAAGACGATATACCTATCAAACAACCTGCGTACACTATATGGTGCAGAGCTTGAGGAGATAGGAAGGCAGGCAACCGCTAAAGGTTTCACTATTAATTTCAGATAGACTATGAGAGAGTTAGTTGCGCCAGAAGGCAAGATGTACGTGTGTCGCAAGGCGAAGATGGTAGCTTACGCCTTGATGTTCCCAGACGGGGCTTCCGACACCCCAGAGCTTCTGGATGAGGCGGAGGCCTTGAAGCTCGATAGAGAGTGGAACCCCAGCTTGTACGCTGACTCCGTTCTACAGATAGACCCCGAGGGGAGGAGTAGCGACCCACCAAGCCTATCGGGTGTGGACTTTGTGGATAAAGTGCGTGAGAAGATGGGAGAGGGCGGTAGGTAAAAGAACGAGGGCGAGACCTAAGCCCCGCCCTCTACTGAATTGAATGCTAATCACCAAAGGATAAACCTTCAGGTGTTGCATGTCACAAAGGTAGATAATTATTTTGAAATGACAAACCTACCAAAAACTAACACCCTCCACTATCCCGAAAGACAATGGAGGGCTAAACAACATCGGAAATGAACAACCGACGCTTATGCGATAGCACGGAGCAAAGGTAGTAAAAACTCTTTAATTCATCAAAACTAATGAGATTTATAGCACTTATAGCATCGTTCGTAACCGCCTCGCTTGTAATAGCTGGCTGTGGTACGAAGCGAGTAGCAAGCATCGAAACAAAGGAGCATGTGAGAGATAGCGTGCGTGTTGAGTACAGGGAGCGTGTCGAGTGGAAGCACGACACGGTTACCATCGAGATACCTAAGCAGACCGCCGAGCGGGCGGTTAAGGACACCGTAAGCCTCCTCGAGAACGACTACGCCAAGAGCTTAGCAAAGATACTACCATCGGGAGAGCTGTACCACTGGCTTTCTACTAAGCCACAGAAGAAGCCCATGGAGGTAGAGACGCCCATCTACCACAAGGAAAAGACCACCGACAAGGGGAGAACGGTTACGATAGAAAAGACGAAGACGATAGAAATTAATAGGCTTACGCCGTGGCAAAAGAAGCAGATAGCGGGCTTCTGGGTGCTTTCAGTGGTGGTGCTTGGTTACGCTGGCTTCTTGACGAGGAAGCTATGGCTACCGCTTGTAAGGAGGATCATCTAATTTGCTCACCTCATAAATAAGGTGAGCAAATGGAATATAAAAGGCACATATTTATTGCTGTTTTATGTGCCATTGATGTAGGCCGTCAAACTCTATAATACAACAGACGCCCGAAGTTGTGAAGCTTCGGGCGTCTATCTTAGTACGTACTTGCTAGTCCATCACTGACTCGAAGTAGTCATGCTCGTCGGTCTCGATTACGGCGAGGAACTCTGCGTGCCTTTCGATAGGCTCGTTGTCCTTTAGGAGGCTAATCATAGCGTTAAGTAGCTCCTCGTGGTTTGCTCCTTCTGGGAGGCTATCTACTACTAGTGTTGCTCGTGCTTGGTTGTACCCAGCTCTGCTTTCATCGTCTACGTGGATGTAGTACTCGATGGTTACTTCGTAGATGTTGCCTGCGATTTCGATTGACTTGTTCATTTTCGTTGTTGTTTATAAGTTAGTGTCTCGGAGGATCGTCCTCTTTGACACTACAAAGATAGGTAGAATTTTCTACCCAACCAAATTTTCTGAAAAGTTTTTTCGAGAAAACATGTAAGTATCTGATTGTCAACCTCTTTTCATCGGGTTCAATCTCTCGATTTTCTTCTTGAGCTTGGCGATTTCCTCGTCTTTTGCCTCTACTATGCTCCTGTGGGTGGATAGAGGTATTGCCTCTTCGTCTGCTTTGAGCATATCGCCCTCGCCTGTGGCGACCCAGTCCATGTTGAGGTCGGGGAAGGCTTGCGCTATCTTGTTCATAGACTTTGCGCTAATGCCTTTGCACTGCCATAGTAGGAAGTTGTGGGCAAGGCCTGCCCGCTTCACGAATTGGTAAGATGAAATACCCCTGTGTCTGATGTATGCTAAAATTCTCTCTCTCATATCTCGTAATGTAAGTAACCGCCCCACCTACGATTAGGCGGGGCGGTCGTCTGTTATTGGTTAGTTGTTTATAGAGAAGCCCTGTATGCCTTCTTGAGGTTGCAGGCGTTGTTTCTGTCGTTCAGAAGCTCCCCATCTACATAGGTCTTGATGAACTCGTCGCCTTCGATGCTGTCGCCATCGAATGACCAACTTACCGCCACATTGTGTCCGTCGGTGCTGTCGATTTCCACGCTCCAATAGCCGTTGTTTGGCTCCAGCTCAACGTAGGCCTCGAGTAGCTGCTCGGCGACGTACTTTGCGTCTTCCAGCGTGTCTGCACCCTCTGGGGTGTTGAAAGCTATTAGGCTTCTGATGTCGTGGTTTGCGGAGAAGAACTCTACTCCATTGATCGTCTTGTTCATAACTGTTGTTGTTTAGAGTTAGTGTCGCTGGGTGTATCCCTTTGACACTACAAAGATAGGTAGAAAATTCTACCCCACCAAATTTTTTGAAAAGTTTTTCCAAGAAAATTTGTAAGTTACTCATTTTTCAGAGATAAAATTTTTATACTTTGACCTGCGTTTGGAGCAGAATTCTGTTTGGGTGGATAGTTTTCGCTATCTATGAGTATCAAAACTTTAATGATATGACACTCAGCGAACAGATATACAAGGAGGTATCCAAGGAAGCTCCATCTTGCTTGATGAAAGAAGGTAAGGAGTACACCATACACGAGCTGATACGGCTACTCTTTCACCCTAGGGGTATAGAGCATGCCATTACTTCTGGCTTTCCAACTATTGAACTGCTGAAAGCTCATGCCGATGAGCTACACGATGAGAATGTACTACTGTTTAGTGGGCAGCAAGACAACCTACACTTCTCAGGTGATACTCATCTGATAGCTGGAGATTGCCTGCTATCGATAGGCGTAGCACGTTCAGATGCAGGCGTTACAACTCTCGTGTTTATGCACGGAGTGAAGGCTACAGTGTGGGTGGGGAAGTATGCAACGGTGAAGGTGTACTCTGACACTACCTGCTCGGTTGATGTTATCAACGAAGACAACACCGCTCTAATTCTATGACACAACTACAACTATCAGACAGAACACTCTCGGTAGAGCTTCTTAATGTTACCGACCTCTTGTGCCTACCAAAGGCCAAAGAGCCTAGGCTTGTTGGCGACTGGGCAGAGGTGGATGGAAAGGAATATGACCTCTCAGAACCTCTCTACCTAGACGCCAAGGAGACGAGCCTTCGTTTCATCTTGTTGTCCGCAACTGAGGGAGACCTTAAAGCCTTGGCGTCCTCTGAGTTTATAAAACTGGAGGTTGTAAGCGGTCACACGGTGTCGCTTCGGCCAATTAGTGTAGGTAGAGCTGATAGGTGGCTAACCAAAGTCAGATGGGCTGGCACTGCCGTTTTTGTGGAGCTATCAATCTCCAGTGATAGCTTGCTAAATCTATTTGGTGATGGCACTCCAAGGGATGTGACCTTATCTGACGTAGATCTTGCTGGTAGGGGCATTAGAGTTGCCCCTGATTGGAGTGTGTTACGCCTTCCACCCTCGCCTAAAATCGCCCTAGATCGGAGTAGTAAGACGGCCGACGGCAAGGAGGTTTACAATGCTATAGGTCGGAAGGAGCGATCGGTGCGGATGACAGTATGGATAGATGCGCAAAATGTCATCGAAAGCTATCTGCAATTTGCATCACAGCTTAGGGGCAATGTCGCAGGCCATTGGGTGGTTTCTGGCGCAGACTACTACCTACGCTATCAGTCAATGAGCATTATAGACTACCTACCCAGCATAACGAGACCACTCCTATCTCTTAGGTTAGAGTTACAACAATATAGATATGAGTAGGAAGCAGTCACCCGAGGAGAAGTACGCCGAGGCGGTCGCAAAGAAGATAGGCACAACTCAACGGCGTGTGCTTAACCTTTTCCGCTCTGCTCTCAGCGAGGCTTCCCTCTTGGCTCAGCAGGTAGATTTTAATCCAGATAAGCCTTTTACCTTCGATGACTACCCGCTGACAAAGAAGCGTAGTGACAAGCTCATTGACGATCTCCAGAAGCAGATACTTAGCACCGTGTCTGCTTCTGTCGCTTATGCTTGGGATCTTGCCGAAAAGAAAAACGACGAGTTGGTGAAGAGTGTGCTTGGTAGCCAAGCTGTACCACATCGTCGTACGGAGGGAGTAGAGGCGTTTACGGCTCGCAGAGAGCAAGGCTTGAACCTCAGCGATAGAGTGTGGAAGTACACGGATCAGTTCAAGGAGGAGCTAGAAATGAGCCTTGACCTAGGGCTACGTGACGGGCTAGACGCTCCTGCAATGAGTCGAGCGGTGCGAGAGTACCTCGCAGAGCCAAACAAGCTCTTCCGACGAGTTCGAGATGAGCATGGCCAGCTACACCTATCAAGCAGGGCTAAAGCATACCACCCCGGGCAAGGTGTCTACCGCTCCAGCTACAAGAATGCTCTGCGCCTTACAGCTACGGAGACGAATATGGCCTACCGCACAGCAGACTACGAACGAATACAAGAGCTAGACTTTGTGAGGGGAATCGAGGTGTGCCTATCAAACAACCATACGCTCAATGGCAAGCCCTTCCACTGTATCTGCGATGAGTTTGCTGGCAAATATCCAAAGGACTTCAAATTTGTAGGGTGGCATCCGCTCTGTCGTTGCTACGTGAAGACGATACTCTCAGATGACCCTTCCACGCCCGATGACACTCCAGAGGTCACGGATATACCACAAGGCCTAAAAGGCTGGGTAGCAAACAACGGAGACCGCATAGATAGGGCATTCGATAAAGGTAGGCCAGCCTACTGGCTAAGAGATAATGCCAGTACACTTAGATTGAAGCACAAGGTGTCTAAGTCATCTAAACCAACTTTGGCAGAACGCTCGAAGGCTCGCCATGAAGCTCGTACACCAGCTCAGGTAGAAGATATAAGGAAACGCTGGGAGGTTCGAGGTAATATACGCCAGCATGCACAAGAGCTGGAGAGAATTATCAAGGTCTACAAGGACGAAGCCCCAAGCCTATCCACTTTGTCGCAAAAGACGCTCGATGGCATTCGCTCTGGAGAGTTGCGAGGCAATGCTCTTAAGCGTCGCCTATCTCAGATAACTCATAAGGAGGAAGTAAAGAGGCAGTGGGATGCGTACAAACCTATCCACAAGCTTGCTGACATCATACATAGTCCAAGGATGGCGGTAGCCAACCATGGACTAGAAGCGGTTGATGCCGTACATAGCTCTGTAAGCAAGAAGCTGGCGAGCTGGGAAGGCTTGCATATAGACGAGCTGAAGAAAAAGCTAGAATTTGAGGTCAACTGGGTAACGAAGCAGAAAAAGTATAGCACATGGGAGGTTGCACGTGATGCTTACGCTATGAAGCTGCGAGAGGTGGACAAGGCTATCAAGATTGAGGAGGTAAAGGCTCAAGCCGCCTATGCGCTAGCCTTTGCCAAAACGACAAAGAGCAAAGCTGCCAAGGCACTCGCCTCCGAGCTAGACATGCTCCTTTCCAAGCAATGGAAAAGCACATCGGATATCGAGCAAAAGGCAAAAGAGCTTCGAGCCAAGGTAGATAAGCTTATTGCTAAACAGACACCCAAAGCTAAGCTTGGAGCATCGTTCAAGCCTGAAGACTATACGCAGGAGAGAAAAGATAAAGCGATATGGGCGAAAAACAGGACGGAATCAATGTCTCTGTTAAAAGGTAGAGCTGATGCTATCTACCAAGAAGCAACCGCAGAAGAGCGGCTTGCTGTATATGAATATACACGAGGCAGTGGACACATCAATCGCCCACTTCGTGGATACGACAAGTCGTGGTCTAGTTTCAAGGGAATAGGCAATGTTGCTCTTGATAACGAGTCGCGCCATGCTCCTAGTCGTATAAAAGCAATTGACAGTATGCTTTCTAGGGCTACTTACGAAGAGGATGTATGGTTGCAGCGTGGCGTGGATGCTGATGGTCTAAAAGCCTTCCTTGGTATCCAATCTATTTCTGATCTCCCTAGTGCTTTAGGAAAGACTGTCACGGATACAGCGTATATTAGCTGTGGTGCTGCCAAGGGTACAGGCTTCAGTGGCTATATATTCAATATCTATTGCCCGCGAGGTACAAAAATGCTGTACATAGATGGTCGCTCATCCTATACGTGCGAGAATGAGATGCTCATCATGCGTAATACAACCTTTCGTGTAGTTAAGGTAGAGGGTAAGTTCATCGACCTCGAGGTTGTTTCTCAATAGCGGGCATACAAGGCTATAAACCCCTCAGGGCTTCCTCCGCAATGAGTATAGCGGTTAAAGAACATTGTCTTTAGAGATAGAGGTGTATTGTCTTTGGCTATTATCCCCTCTTGTAGTAGGTCTTTACCTTCTTCTTCTAGTTCCTTGATGGTGTCTTCTTGGTCATGGTGTAGCTTCACCCAATATTCTTCGTACATCCAGAACCAGTGAGAGTCTCGAAGCTTACCCTCCTCTTCTGGGGATAAGCCCTCGTACTCCGTGTGCATACACTCTGATGGGGGTAGGTGGTCTTTGTTGATCTCGTGTTTGAGAAGGAGCTTCTCAAAAGGACTCTCACTCTCCCCTTTGTAGTATCTGCACTGCTTGATTAGCTCTTCTCTTGTAGCCATAGTTCAAATCGCTTTATTGTCGTTTTCATTTCATTGGGTAGGTAGGTGAGCGCTGCCTGTTGGAGGGCTTCGGGGACGCCATAGTGTGCCTCGGCAAGTCCTCCTACAATAGCACCAATAGTGTCGCTGTCTCCTCCTATGGATATGGCCTTTCGGATGGCGTCCTCAAAGCTTGAGCTTTCGAGAAAACAACAGAACGCTGGGGGTATTGTGCCTTGGCATGTCTCGTCAAACCTGTTGGTTTTTCGAAGCTTAGAAACGCTGATCTCGCTTATTTTGTACCCATAGTCCTCTTCGACGAGCTTCTGTATGTCTTCCTTGCTAGCCCCTTGGCGCAGCAGCCAAATAGCATGAGCTACAACCACTGCACCACGTACACCCTCGGGATGATTGTGGCTACAGCTTGCGCTGGCCTCGGCAAGTCTCAGAGCATCATCTAGGTGGCTAATATAACCACACGGAGATACTCGCATTGCAGATCCATTACCGAAGCTGTCGTAAGGTTGAGGGCTATCTGATCGTACCCACTGTGCAAATCTGCCTCCATAGCCACCCATAGGGCTTGGATAACGCCTGCACCATTCGTGTATGACCTTCCCAAAATCTTCACCACGAAGCAGAGCATCAGCTACTGCCACTGTACATATAGTGTCATCGGTGAATGAGCATTCAGGTGTGAATAGCTCAAAATCTAATCTGTTGGTGTTGTGGAACTCAAATCTAGAGCCTACAATATCACCGATTATTGTACCTATCATCTTGCTTTATTCTTCTTTCGTTTTATCTCTCCCCTCCGCACTTCACACTTCTTGCCTATGTACGGGTGTTCCTCTGTGATTTTGTATGCCCAGAGGGTGTGGATAGACACCCCAAGCTCATCAGAGGTAAAAGCCTCGTACATAGAGGCTATCGAGCCAAAGTAGTAATGCCTTCCACCATACACAAGGTGGTATATCGTGTTGCTATGTGCCATATTCACAACGCAAAGATACGAATATTTTTATAATAATAGCAAAAGCAAGGGTGCTTCTCTTTTTTTGTTTTGCCACTATGAAATAATGCATTATATATGAGTACCAACCTAATTAGCAAATAGATATGGACTTACAGAAGATTATAGAGTTGCTTAAGGCGCAGATGCCAAAGGCTACTGATGATGAGGTTAAGGCTGCCGCAGAGAAGATGCTTGATGAGGCTAAGCGTGAAGCTGACCGACGAGCCACCGAGGCCACCAAGACCGCCGTGGAGAACTATGAGAAGAAGCACAACCTAAAGGATGGCAAACCTTCTAGCTCTGAGCCTCCCAGCTCTCCAGCCGTTGAGCCTTCCAAGGCAGAAGAAGCTCCAGCTTGGGCAAAAGCCCTCATTGAGAGCAATCAAGCCCTGCAGGCAAAGGTAGACGCCTTGGAAAAGGGAAAGGTGACAGATGGACGAAAGGCCGCCTTTGACCAGATGGTAGCCAAGCTCCCAGACAACCTGCGTGTAGCATACTCTCGAACCTCCTACAAAGACCTATCCGACGAGGAATTTAACAAACTCAAAGGTGAGATCGAGAAGGAGATAGACGATATAGTAAAAGACCAAAAAACAAAGGGGGCAACCTTTAGCCCACGAGCCAGTGACAGCGGTAAGACTTCAGACTCCGACGAAGCCAGCAAGGAGGATGTGGAGGCCGTCATAAAGGCATCGCCCAGCTTTGGTAAGTTATAACCAACCTACTAACCAAACCAACGATGATTGATTTTAAGACAAATCAGGTGAAGACAAGCGATGGCAAGAGTTCCATCGTTATTGTCAAGCATCTAGGTGACATCCCGGGAGGAGTTGCCTTAGATCTATCTCTGCTAGCAGCAGAGACGAAGACGGTGCTGGCAGGTCATGTCATCCTAAAGAAGGATGACAAGTACTACGCCGCACCTGTGACGGGTAACGCTTATGCGGCCTTCGGTGACAAGACGCCAGCAGGCATTCTTGTTGCTGATATTCTCGCAGAAGCACCCATGGCAGGCTGTCTAACTATTGGGCAGGTGCGAGCATCAGCCGCTCCATACCCATACACCGACGAGGTGAAGAAGGCTCTGCCAAACATTCAGTTCCTCTAACCATAAAAAACAGAGATAGATATGACAGCTTCTATTTTTAGAGAGTACATAGCTAAGTATCTGCGCCCTACCGTGGCGAAGATCTACGCACTGATTAACGGGAAGCCCGAAGGCTCGCAGCCGAAGCTTCTGCACAAGGAGATGCTCACGGAAGAGCATACCACCAAGGATACTTGGGATGGGCTTTCAATCTCTCGCAGTGTTGTTGCTGCGGACGTTGTTGCCATGGACTCATCCGTACCGCTTAAGAGCAGAGGCTCTTTCGAAAAGGCAACGGGTAAGATCCCTAAGATCGCAATGGCATACAGAAAGAAGGAGAGCGACATCAAAGATCTACAAGTGGCAATCGCCACAGGTGGTAGCGAGGCTCAGATAGCCGCAAAGCTAATGGGAGACTCCGACCTCTGTATTAAGGGTGTAGAGGTAGCCAAGGAGATAATGTTCCTTCAGGGTCTCTCAACGGGTCTTACGCTCATGCGTGACGAGGATAGTAACGGCAAGGGTGTCCGTGTAAACTTTGGGTACAAGGAGGAGAATACCTTTACCGTGGGCAAGAAGTGGTCGGAAGATGGAGCAAAGCCTCTATCTGACCTGCAGATCATCCTTGAGGACGCAGAAAGCGTAGGCCTACGCCCTGCAGTCATGATGATTTCTCGCAAGGCATTCAACCTGCTGCGTTCTTCTGCTGAGGGTAAGCAGCTTGGGGCAAGGCACATTGGGGCAATCATCACTGATCCAGCCAATCTCCCAGTGCCAGCTCGAGCAACGCTCCTTGACGCTTTGAAGGATGAGCTTTCTATCGATGTTGTAATCGTAGACTCAACCTTCCGTGTTCAGGCAGAAGATGGTTCTATCCGCACCGTTCGCCCATGGGAGGAGGCAAACGTAGTGTTCGTTCAGTCGAACATTGTTGGACGCCTTGTGTGGAGCGACTGTGTCGAGAAGAGCAATCCAGTAGAGGGTGTTGAGTACACCACAGGGGATCAAGGCACACTCATCAGCGTGTATCACGAAGTAAACCCCTTCTCTGAGGTTACAATGGCTCAGGCGCACGCTATCCCTGTAATCGACGGTGGCTCTCAGATTTTCTTGCTAGAAACGGAGACGGAAACCTCTGGTGCTAAGAAGGTCACGAAGGCGAAGAAGGAGCGCGTGTAAACCTTGTAAGCCATGACTATCCAAGAGGCACTGCTATCTATTAGCTCTTACCCCATGTCACCTGAGGCAATACGCCTCAGGTGCATGGAGCGAGGGCTTCACCCTGACGAAGACCTTCGTAGCGATCTGACGAAGAGCAAGGAGTATCAGCTTTTGAAGGCTGATGTACTGGTTTACCTCTCTGAAGTGCCAAATGTCACTCAGGAGGGGGTCAGCTATAGCATCCTAGATACCACTCGTCAGCAGATGGCAAAAGAGGCGGAACGGATCTACCGAAAATACGGTGACCCCAATGCCCCAAAGAAGCCTCGCTATGGGTATAAAGGGTCTCTTCTTCGTAAATAACTACGGATATGCTCTGCGACGAAAACGGTTATATCCAACTACCAGAGCTGACGGCTAAGGGTGCAGACAAAACACTCGATAGTGAAGGCTTCCCAGTGATGCCTCAAATCGGTTGGTCTGATCCCATCCCCTGTCAGTGGCGCACGAAGTTGTGGGATAATACCAGCAGGTCGCAGGGCGAGTCAGTGGTGTCTTCCGTGTATTCCATTCTGATAGAATGGCTGCCAAGCCTCCCTATACCAGAGCGTGTACGGCTACTGCCTAACTACTATGAGGGGCAAGCTGATTGCTCAGAGGGGATAGAGCTTCAAGTGATTGAGGCTAGGCCACTCAGAGCTGTACGCAAGTACCTCATCAAAGCAAAGTAGCTATGCCTATTAAGATGACTACCACCAACGCCGAGATTGAGACGTATCTGCGCAAGGAATTGGCGAAGCGACGTCGAGCCATCATTCGCAATCTACGCTATCTTGGTGAAAAATGCATCAATGAGGCTAGAGATAGCGGTAGCTATTCAGATCGAACTGGAAATCTACGTGCTTCTATTGGCTATGTCTTAGTGAGCAATGGCAAGCCACTCGGAACTCCAGTTATTGCTGGAGGCTCTCCTGAGGGTGAAGCTCAAAGTAGGAAGACGCTAGAGCAGGTGGCTAGCGAAACAACAGAGCAGGGGCTTGTGCTTATCGTTGTTGCTGGAATGCATTACGCTAAGTATGTCGAGTCAAGAGGCTATAACGTGCTTACTTCTGCCCAGCTACTAGCTGAGGAGCAAGTACCTGTCATCTTAAACAAGCTTCGCCTTAAATGGCGAAAACAATAAACCATGCGAACCTCCAAGGAGATACAAACAGACCTGTTAGCACTTCTCGTTGATAGCCCTCTGGCTCAGGCTATCTCTGGGAAGGTCTATCGAGGGGGGCAACGCCCACGAGATAGCAAGAATGAGGATATTACACTACACATCACCTCTGTTACCGCTTCACAGCGTCAAGAGGGGGTGGCTGTGGTTAATGTCTTTGTTCCTGATATACCCGTTGGTATGACAGCCACCCTGACGGAGGACGCACGGCGCACCGCTGAGCTAGAGCGTATAGCTACAAACTGGGCAGAAGGTCTTACTACCAATCTAACGGGTGAGTACCTTATACGCCTAGCCTCTGCGGTGTACACTATGCATGAGAAGGAAACAAAAGAACACTTTGTTGTGGTGAGGCTTCGGTTTTCAATCATCAACCCAGATAATCAACTCTAACTAACAAATACGAATATGGCAAAAGCAGCATGGGGTAAGCCAACAGTGAAGATTGGCGATCCCGACGCAACAGGAAAGACAATCCCCTCTACGGGCTTGCAGACCATCCCAAACATCAAGGAGAATTCCACAAAGTTTGAGGGGCAAGAGGGAGAGAAGAAGGAACTTAAGGGTGAAGGCGGTGAGACGCTGGACGTTAGGCGTTCGGCAGGCTCTCAGACGCTTGAGCTTGAAATGTTCATTTTGAAGGATGATCCACTTCCAGCTAAGCTGAAGGGTACGTCTGTATCCATTGTGGTCATTCCAGAAGATCCAGCAACCGCTGGTCTGTTCATCCCAATGGCCACAATCTCCCTAACTCCAATGTGGGCAACAGAGGAGGGTGCGGCATATAAGCTTAAGGCTGATGCTGTGCTGGCCAAGCAGGCAGATGATGTGAAGTCCTTCTACTTCACCAAGGGTGGGGCAGTCTTCGATCCATTCACGGGGACAAAGTAGTACTACCCGCAAAAAAATCGACTTGGGGCTTGGCGTGTGTATGCACGTCAAGCCCCAACTCTTTTTTCGTCCGCTAATGCGTCCGCCTTAAATATTACATATATCACAATGCGTTATATATCAGCGCATTG